AGCGCAGGAGCGCTTTGAGAAGCTCACGACCGAGGCCGCTACCCTTGCCGATGCTATCCGCTCGGAGAAGGATGCTGCTGAGGCACGCGCCGCTGCTGATGCAGTGCGCGGTGAGTACGCTGCTGCTGTTGCGCCTAAGGGTGCTGAGAAGCGTGACATCTCCGCTGAGCTACGCAAGATTGCGCGAGACGGCGGCACTGTTGAGCTTCGCGACATTACGCGCGCGACCTTCACACAGGGTGTGACGCAGGGTGACCAGTTCTGGATCACTGCTGGTCAGTACAATCCGTTCCTGAATGATGCGATCACGCGAGTCGTGGCCGTATCAACCGGTAACACGCTGGCTCTCCCACGCACGACTGCTCTCGGTACTGCTGCTGCAGTGAATGAGGGATCTGCGATTGGTGAGTCCGATGGTACTAACAGCAGCCTTTCGCTCAGCCCAGTGAAATATGCGACGCTCGTGCAGATCGGTCTAGAGACTGTAAATGACGAGGCCTTCGATGTATCCGCCTGGGTGCAGGAGAAGCTCGCCGCTGAAATCGCAGTCGCACACGGTGCGGTCGCTGCGCCTGCTGTCGCTGCTGCTGCCACCGTTGGTAAGCAGGGTGCTGCTGTTGCGCCAGTGTATGCGGATCTCGCCGACCTCATTATGAGCGTCAATGCGAAATTCCGACGCGCACCTAAGGCCGGATTCTTGATGAATGACGCCACGCTCGGCGGCATCATTAAGCTTCTGGACTCGCAGAATCGTCCGATCTTCCTGCCAGGCAATCTCAATCAGCCTGACACGATTCTCGGATTCCCTGTGTACAGCGCTGACCTTGCAAATACCGGCGACGAAGCATTGTCAATTTGCTTCGGCGACCTCAATGCTGTGGTCACTGCAGTCGTGACGCCAGGTGTCACGATCGAATCGTCACGCGACTACGCATTCGCGACCGGCCTTGTGTCGTATCGTGGATATGTTCGCGGCGCAACCGGCCTCATTGACGGCGCTGCTGTCAAGAGCTTTAAGGGTGCGAATGTCTAATCGCTAACGCGATTAGTACGGTGATGCAGGAGTCGTAGCGATACGGCTCCTGCAGAGCCACTGGAGGTACAATGCTCGTACGAATGGCACAACGGATCTCAGGCACGCGCAACGGTAAGAGTTGGCCGCCTATCGGCGGCGTAATGGAATTGCCAGAGTCAGAGGCACTGGCGCTCGCAGCGCACGGATACGCGGTGCTGCTACCGGCGGTAGAGCCGATTGAGCGCGCGACCGTAGAGGATGAGACAGAAAAAGCAGTAGTAACAAAAGCAGTAAAGCGAAAGGCGGTACGCAATGGCTGATATCTCAACAGCGCAGGTAACCTGCCTGATGACGCCTACGCTGCTAGTCACTGCTGATACCGATGGCTGCAGAGTGCTGGTGCATAAGCAGCAAAATCATACGATCTATATCGGCGATGCAGCAGTCACGACTGCCAATGGATTTCTCTTTGACCACGACGGTACAATCGATATCAGCCTACCTGCCAATGCAAAGCTCTACGGCTGCAGCACAAGCGGCACAGAGATTGCCTACATTCTAAAGATTGGGAATAATTGATATGTCGTATGTAACGCTCGCCACCTTTAAAGAGACGCTCCAGATCCCATCAGGCGATACGGCTGACGACTCACGTCTGCAGGCCGTACTGGATGCGACGGATCAGCTCATCAATAATTATTGCGAGCGTCCGACCGGATTTATCGCCAGCACGCAGACGCGCTACTACACAGCAGAGCGCAGCGACTATTGCCTCATTGATGATCTGGTCAGCATTACGACGCTCCAGACAGACGACAATCTAGATGGTACATATGAGACGACCTGGAGTGCCTCTGATTACATTCTCGCGCCACGCAATGCCGCGAATAACAATCAGCCATATACCGAGATTGATGCAGCGATCGGATGGCCAAAGGTATTTCCAGTAGGGTATCTCGGCGTCAAGGTCGTAGGCTCATTTGGCTATAAGGCGTCTACCGCTCCAGCAGCAGTCCAGCAGGCTGCGCTGATTCAGGCAGGTGCAGTCTGGTTCAGCCTCACGGCGCCCAGCGGCGCTATCGGAGGTGCAGACCTCGGCGGCATCATTCGACTAGCGCGCGCTCTCCATCCAGAGGCGCAGGTCCTGCTAGAGCCGTACCGTAAGCGTCTCGGTCTCGCGAGCTGATGAATGATCTAGATATCCTGGACGCGATGGCGGCGCATCTAGACGCGCTTACGCCTCCGACAGGGTATGCGGTACGCAATGTCTACGCGACGCCACCAGATGCGATCGCGGTCGTACCGTCCATCGTTTTACTGCCAGGATCTGACTCCATCTCTTATGGAGCCGGTAATCGGACTACCACGCTCACGGTGAGCGTCGTAGCGTATCTTCAGCCTGCAGGCGGATTTGAGAGGAAATACCGCGACCTGTTCGAATTCAGGTCGTGGCTACGAGACTCATTCCGCACAGGCCTTACAATCTCAGGAGCTGCAGTGCAGGTCTCGGTGACCGGCACGGCGCTCGGTACTGATACCTGGGCAGATCAGGATTACCTGACCTGCACAGCCACAACAGAGGTAACGGTCGCTGAGATCGTCGCCTTTACAGCGTAGAGCATAGGAGACATACAAGATGGCTACATTTGGCGCTAAGGCTCTGACGCGTATTGCGGCGTCAGCGCAGACGGATTTTGATACTGCAGTCACATTCGGTGCAAGCACAGGCGAGACTCTGTTTACAGATGCTCTGGGCGTGCTTGACCCTGGCGTCACGGTCGCGCTGAATGAGGATGTGAGTGTCGGTAAGCGCACAGCGATTCAGGCTGGCGCTGTTGTAATCACTGGTAAAAATCCAGTCGTCACAATCGGTGAGGCTCCGATCTCGCTGCGAATGCTGCCGATGATCCTTGACTCTCTCGGTGCTGGCGTGACCGGTGCATCGTCGCCATATACCTGGACCTGGAGTCCTACACAGGGTGACGTAGATACCGCTGCGTATTACTCACTCCTAATGACGGATGGCGTCCAGAAGTATAAGGTCGTAGGCGCAGCGCCGACAGAGGTTACCCTGTCTGCAGATGCCTCTGGGATCTTGCAGGCCGGTGCGACCTTCGCTGCTAAATCAGTAGCGACATCAGCAGAGACATTCCCTACGGCGATTAATGCGCAGCCAATGCTGCCAGGACGCCTGATGCAGCTCACGATTGATACGAATTTCCCTGATAAGAGCGGCACGGGTGCGAGCGCTTATCACTATCTGATGAGCTTTAATCTCTCAGTGACAAGCGGTCTCGCGACCATCAGTGCGCTTGAGGGTACGACGAATGCCGCTACAGCAGCATTCACTGGTGCTCTTGACGCCACGCTTACGCTGACTGTTGCGTCTAATAGCGCGGCAATTGCAGACGGCGCGTGGGGTATCACTGAGCAGGCCGAGCAGCGCTATCTGCGCATTCACGGCACGACCAGCGATAATTACGGCGTATGGATTCTCGGCTCGTGGGTGATCGAGTCGGTGACACCGCTCAGCGCCGAGCAGGATGGGATGGTCGTAAATGAGGTCTCGCTCCGACTGGCGTACGATACGACAGCCGGTAAGAGTCTTGAGATTATCTGCGATTCGCCACTGGCAGTCGCGCCATAAATAGTGACGGCTCAGCCGTCAGGAGGTAGTAAATGGAAACGGTAAAGATTGATCTGACCGGCGCGTATGCCGGTCAGACAATTACGATGCGAAAGCGGATCAGCGCTCGCGTGCTGATCGATCTGCAGGGAGATCCTGCTACGCAATTTGCGGCATTTGAGAAATTGGTCGTAGAGCATACGGTCCTAGATCTGGATGGCAATCCTGCTGAGAGCATCCTAGATGCGCCGGTAGAGGCGATCACTCAGGCAATGGACAAATGGGCGGCGGCGCTTAACACACTCCCAAACGCATAAAGCTGGAGGCGAGACGACTGGCGATCGGCCAGTCAGTGCCGATCTCCAGCATAGAGATCATCTCGCATCTGCTAGGGAAAGAATTTGGCGTCGCTCCCTGGGAGATCCTAAATGCCGATGTGGAGGATGTGCTCAAAGCGTGGGCGCTTTATTGTGAGCTGCAGCCTAGAGGTAAATGATGGCGAAAGGTCAGATCGAGGTAGAGCTACAGGGTACGATCCGACGCGACGCTAAGGCGCTCCACGACGCATTCCTCAATACGCTCGGATATGCAGGCGTACGCAAATTAGAACAATTCGCCACAGTAAATGCGGCGCGTGCGCTGGCTCCATTTGTCCGAGAGGCTGCGCCTAAAGATAGCGGCCTGGTGCAGCAGAGCGTGCGCGGTCGCCGCTCTCGGATCACGCGTCCTGGCGGTATCGTCGGACCAGTGGCCGGTAAAAAAGCAGCCTGGTACGCCTGGTGGACGGTGAAGGGTACAAAGCCACATAGCCTCAAGGCGAAGCAGTCTGCGACGCGACGCGTGGCAGAGACGCTCTCTGGCGTCACCAATCCGATTAATCATCCAGGCACGCCTGGTAGTAATTGGGTGGAGTCCACAGTCGTCGCCTACAAAGAGAAAGCGCTGGACGCATTCGGCGCTACCGTCGTCCTGCTAATGGAGGATGAGGCTGCGCGTAATAAGGTGCTCGGTCTAGAGGTCGCGTATGCCAATCAGTCAGCAGCCGTCTGGCAGAGTCAGCCATATATGCGCCACTGGAAAAATGCTGAATATATGGAAGGCGTAAAGAGCGCGTCATCTATGGCTGGTAAGAATCGATCAGAGTCAGAATGGGCGCAGCTCGGTGCGGCGTCTGCTAGATTGCGCACATACAAATCACGCGCATCCGGCTCGCTCGGCGTCGTACCTAAAATGAGAGGCATCTAGAAAGGATCTGCAATGGCTCGCGGCGTAACCTTAAATGCAACGATCAGCGCACGAGACGCGGCGTCTAAAAATATTAAGCGCGTTAATAGCGCGCTCGCAGGTCTCGGCAATACCGCAAAGCAGGTAGGCGCAGATTTCCGTAAGGTCGCTCTCGTTAGTGCCGGTCTCGCTGCTGGCGCTGCTGCGTTTACCGCATCTGCAATTAAGGACGCCGCTGCGGATCAGGCTGCGCAGGCAAAACTGCTGGCCGCGCTCAAGGCGCGCGGTCTCGCCACTGAGAGCGTTACTGCTGCAATTGATGCGCAGATCGCAGCCGCCGCTAAATTGGGATTCACTGACGATGAGGTACGCGCCAGCGTAGAGGCGTCTACGCGCTTTACTAAAAATTATTCGGTCGCGCAAAAGATGCAGACCGTGGCGATGGATCTCGCGCGCTCAACCGGTATGAGCCTAGAGGAGGCGACGATCGCAGTAGGTAAGGCGTACCAGGGTACTGGCGGCAAGCTGCTTAAAAATCTCGGTATTACGCAGAAGGGTATTAAGGGTACGGCTGCGCTCAATGCGATTTTGGGTAAGACAAAAGGCAGCGCAGAGGCATACGGTAAAACGGCGGAGGGTGCATTTGCCGCGCTATCCATCCAGGCAGCAGAGCTTAAAGAGTCATTCGGAGACGCATTCCTACCAGCCGTCACAAAACTATTTATCGGACTCCAGCCATTCCTAGATCGATTCTCTAACTACATTAAGGCGGCCACGCCTACGATCCAGAAATTCGCCGATGAGCTCGTCACTAAACTGCTCGCCAAATTGCCAGGATGGATCGCTGCAGCAGAGGAGAAATTCCCATCCATCCTCCGCCAGATCGGAAAATTTGTAGACGATATTAAAGGCGTAGGCAAAACAGCAGACGGTCTGCTCGGACCAGGCGGATCGATCACGCTGCTCGTCACCGGTATCGGCGCGGCATTCGGCGGCCTGCGTGGAGCGATTGCGACTAACCTGCTTAAAGGCGGCGTAGATCCGATCAAAGCGTATTTCATTTCTACCGTCGGAGCCGGTGTCCTAGAAGGCGTCATCCAGGGTATGACTAAGGCGATCGTCTCTCAGGCCGTCCTAAAATTTATGGCGCTGTTTAAGAATATTCCAGTAAGCGTCGCGCCTACTGGTGGCGTACCAGGCGTGCCTGTACCTGGCGCTCCTGCACCTGGCGGCGGCGTGCCTCCTGTTGCGCCAGTGGCTGCTGGCGGTCTCTCGCTTGCAGGTCTGACAGTAGCGCTCGGAGCCGTGGCAGCAGTACCGGCTGCTCTCGCTGTAGGTGTGCAACAGCTCCTGATCGGTAATGCTCAAGAGGAGGAGCGTCGCAGAAATAATTGGACTGAGCGACAACAGCAAATGTTCTACGCCATCCTAAAGGATGGACAGGCAGGATTAGGCACAGTAGGTCTCAAGCAGAAATACGGTGAGTCCTGGTACAAATGGGTAATGGATCAATACAATGTGCGTAATGGTCTGACGGTAGGCACGCCAAATATTGGCACGACATATCCGACGGTGAATACGACCGTGACCGTCAATATGGGAAATAAGGGTATTGATGATGTCGTCTCCAGCTCTGTCACGCGTCTCGGCATTCCAGGCGCTCCGAATAAATACTAATGGCGAATCCATATTCGCTCATTATTGATGGAGTAGACAGCGGCGCTAACCTGCTGGATCTACCGGCCACGACATCTCCGACGACGCCTTATGTGAAGCTGGATTCGCTCGATCTGCAGATGAGCGGCGATGGTGGCGGAGGCTCAATGTCATTTACCATCTGCCAGACTAAGACGCCAGCCGCTGGACCCTGGTGGCGCTCTGGTGCGGTAGACGACTGTGCGCGCGTGCGATTTTTTGACTCACGCTACAGCGCGAGCGTACCGCTATTTCTCGGATTTATCACGAGCATTGATGCCGAGCAGACCAAATCAGGACTAGGATCAGAGGCGACCGTCTCTGTATCAGACGCTGACGGCTGGCTAGATCGTACGATCATTCGGCGCGGTGCGGCCAGTGCTGCAGGCTCTACCCTGAGTAAATACGCAGCAGATGAATTCTCAATCGGCGACGCAAATTCCACTGATCGATATGTCATTAATACGCTGCTCTCAAAGGTGCATACA